GGAATGTATCGCGACATAGATATTTCTGCTAATCCCACAGATAAAAATGAAGCAGCTCAAAAATATGATGAGTTAGACGGAGTACAAGAAACATACAACGCAGAGGATATAGTTTTATTAGAGTTCCATTGCGATTTAGACATACCAGGTTTCGAAGATAAGAACGCGACAACAGGAGAACCAACTGGTATTAAATTACCTTATGTGGTTACTGTTGATGAGGGTTCTGGAAAAGTATTATCTATCTATCGCAACTATGCAGAGGGAGACTTACTACGAAAAAAGATTCAATACTTTGTTCATTATAAGTTTTTGCCTGGCCTTGGCTTTTATGGTTTTGGTCTTATACACATGTTGGGTGGGTTATCAAGAACTGCTACCTCAGCACTAAGACAACTCATTGATGCAGGTACATTAGCTAATTTACCAGCAGGATTTAAAGCAAGAGGATTGCGAGTCAGAGATGATGATGAACCTCTACAACCAGGAGAGTTTAGGGATGTCGATGCACCAGGAGGTGCAATCCGTGAATCCTTGATGTTGATTCCTTACAAGGAACCAAGTCAAACTCTTTTTGCTTTATTAGGATTTGTAGTAGACGCAGGTAGAAGATTTGCATCCATAGCAGATAATAAAATGGGTGAGGGTTCACAAGCTAATCCAGTCGGAACAACAATGGCCATTATGGAACGCGGCACGAAAGTGATGAACGCTATACATAAAAGATTACATTACGCACAAAAGGTTGAATTTAAATTATTATCTAGAGTATTTGCAGAGAGCTTACCTCCTGAGTATCCTTATGCTATACGTGGTGGCAACAGAGTTATTAAGCAACAAGATTTTGACCAACGTATTGACATACTCCCAGTATCTGATCCAAACATTTTTTCTATGGCGCAGCGTGTTACTTTAGCACAAACACAATTACAAATGGCGTCGTCCAACCCACAAATGCACAACCTACATGAAGCATACAGAAGAATGTATGAAGCATTAGGGGTGAGGGACATAGATATGCTTTTACCTCCTCCTCAACAACCTCAACCTGAAGATCCTGGAATGGAAAACGCTAAGTCTTTACAGATGTTAGCGTTAAAAGCTTTTCCAGGTCAAGCACATCAAGCACATATAGAAGCTCATAGAGCTTTCATGAGTTCTTTTTTAGTAGCAAATAACCCACCTACCATGGGTATATTGCAAGCACACATCTCTGAACATGTTGCATTATTAGCTAGAGAAGAAGTAACAAAGAAAAATGCTCCAATTATTGAGCAAGAAGCACAAAAAATGGGTGGTATGTTACCTCCAGAGCTCTTACAACAATTTCAACAACAAAATGAAACTGAAATTGCACAAAGAATTACTGAATTAACTAATGAATTAGTAAATGAAGAGCAGGAAATGATGAATAAAGATGAAAAAGACCCATTAATTAACTTAAAACAACAAGAATTAATGCTTCGAGCACAAGAAATTAAGCAAAATAGAGATTTAGCAGAGCAAAGACTAGATTTAGACTTAGAAAAACTAAATTTTGAAGGTAAAAAACTAGATCAAAAAGATAATATTGATAAAGAACGTATACAAAGTCAAGAAGACATAGCAGATTTACGTGCAGAGGTGTCTTTAGCATCGAAAAGAGGTCAATAATGGCAAACGGTAAGTTATCAGCAGATATAATTAAAAGATTAAAAAGAAAATATAGAAGACCCAAAGGAACAAGAGTAGGAGACCCGAGAAAAATATCGCAAATGTTGAAAAAGGGTGCTAAGATGCCTACATATTTAGCAAGCAAGGGTGGACATGTTACAAAAAAAAGAAAAACAAAGGGAAAAAAAGCTTAGTCCAAAAGAAATTTTGGATGATGCTTTTGATTTTGCTACTAAGTATCCTAACGACCCAATGGCTGTTAGTGCTTCGCTCATGGTTGTTGCAAAAACAATTTATTTAAACTTATTAGGTCCAGAACAAACTCAAATTATGATGGATGCCTTTGCAAACGGCATAGATAATTATGAGGTCAAAAAAATAACTTTACATTAATGACTATTTGTAAAAATTGCGGGCATGATTGCCATCACAGTAACGGTGGATCTTGTCATTGCGGTTGTGCTAACTGCGTACATGATGTACAAGAGGCAATAGACAAACTTAATAAAGTTTTGACAATAAATGGGGATGTTGAACTAGAGGTTGAGTTCTTCCCTGATTTTAATCTAACGGAGCATTAAGGAGGTTAATATGAAATTATTAAAAGACACATGGCAATGGATTAAAGAATGGAACGAATGGGGTATGAAAGACTGGATTAAAGCTGGTGTGATTGCTGCAATCGCCATTGCCGTAATATCAGGAATGGCTGGCTAATGCTAAATTTATTAGTAAAGCCTCTACTTGGCGTCGTCGCTGACGGCGTCAAGGGTTTTGTAGAGACAAAGAAAGCAAAACAAGAATTAGCTGTTACTGAAATTAAAGCAGCTAAAGCTATCAAAGAACAACAAATCGCAGGAAAAATTAGCTGGGAGGCTTCGGCTGTAGACCAAATGAAAGGGTCGTGGAAAGACGAATTTGTTTTACTAGCCCTGATGGTTCCTGCAATTTGTGTATTTATCGGACCTTTACGCCCACATATAAAAGAGGGCTTTGAGGTACTCGCAACTTTACCTGAATATTATCGTCATTTATTATATTTAGCCTGTAGTGTCAGTCTGGGGGTTAGGGCGGCACCTGGTATCAAAGGTATGATTTCTAAAAAGAAATAAAGAATGGATGTAATACACCTTGTAGATAGAATCTACAAAATAATTAGGACTAGACAAAATCAAATAACTCAGCTAGTAATTAGTAATCAAGTTAAAGATTGGAATGAGTATCAAAATCATTTAGGTCAACTTGATACACTAAATTACATAGAACAGGAACTCACGGACCTGCTAAAAAAGAAACAGGAGCAAAATGAGTAATTTAATTTTACCAATGCACGTTGCAAAAGCCGTGCAAAAAAAGAAAAAAGAAAAAGAAGAAGAAAAAAAAGAATCATCTAAATTACCCGAACCAACAGGTTGGCGCATTTTAGTATTACCACATAAGGGTAAAGGCAAGACTAAAGGCGGAGTCTATCTCTCAGATAAAACTATACAAGAAACTCAAATTGCAACTAACGTTGGATTAGTTTTAAAAGTTGGTCCTGATGCTTATAACGATAAAGATCGTTTTCCAAATGGTCCATGGTGTCAAGAGAAAGATTGGGTTGTTTTTGCCAGATACGCTGGTTCACGTTTAAATATTGAAGGCGGAGAACTACGCATACTTAATGATGATGAAATACTAGGGACAGTAGAAGATCCAGAAAGTATCTTATCACCAGTAACACATTAAACATGGAGATATAACCATGCCCGAAGCAGCAAAAGTAGAATCGTTAAAAGAAGATGCACTGATGGTTGATTTAGATACATCAGGTAAATCTGTTGACGTTGAATTAAAACCTACGAAAAAAGAAGAAACGGAAACTGAAGTTGTAGAAGAAAAAAGTACAACTGAAGAAACAAAAGAAACAAAAAAAGATGAACGAGAAGAGTATAGTGAAGGTGTCAAGAAAAGAATTGATAAACTAACTTACAAAATTCGTGAAGCAGAACGCAGAGAAAAAGAAGCTTTAAGTTTTGCAGAACAAGTTAAAAAAGAAAAGGACGAGTTACAAGGTAAGTTTGATAAATTAGACGATGGCTATGTTAATGAGTTCACAGGTCGCGTAAAATCTGAAATAGAATCTGCAAAGATAGCACTTAAAAATGCTATGGCTGCTGGAGATGTTGATGCTCAGGTAGCTGCTAATCAAGCTATTGCAAGATTAGCGATTGAAGAGGAAAGAATAAAAGCGACAGAAGATCAAAGAAAAAAATACGAAGAATCACTAAAAAATACTGGACAAATAGGAGACCAGCCTGTACAAAATAATGTAACGGCCCCTACCAGACCAGATCCTAAAGCGGAAGCTTGGGCTGAAAAAAATGAGTGGTTCGGTAAGGATGAAGCTATGACGTACGCTTCTTTTGGTATTCACAAGAAACTTGTGGAAGAAGAAGGGTATGATCCTACCTCTGATGATTATTATGATGAGATAGATAATAGACTTCGAAAAGAATTTCCTCATAAATTTAAAGATGGGGGAGAGGTTCAAGAAGGCAAACAACCCGTTCAGACCGTTGCCTCTGCAAATAGAACCACAAGGTCTGGACGCAAAACAGTGAGGCTCACACCATCACAAGTAGCAATAGCTAAAAAATTAGGTGTGCCACTTGAAGAATATGCGAAATACGTGAAGGAGTAGGCATATGAATAAAATAGATGAAAACAAGACTCCACGCGCTGCTCAATCCCGCGAGAAAGCGACTCGTAGGAAACCATGGGCACCCCCGTCATCTCTAGATGCACCACCTGCACCCGATGGGTTTAAGTTCAGATGGATACGCGCTGAAGTGCTTGGTCAAGCGGATAGTAAAAACTTATCTGCAAGATTAAGAGAAGGCTTTGAATTAGTCAGAGCTGATGCTAACAGTGAGTACCCCATTATTCAGGAAGGCAAATATGCTGGTGTAATTGGAGTTGGAGGTTTATTGCTGGCTAAAATTCCAGTAGAAATTGTTGATGAGCGAATGGCTTATTTTGCGGAACAAACAAAAAATAAGGAAGACGCAATTCAAAATGATTTACTAAAGGAAGAACATCCCAGCATGCCTATCTCTAAACCAGAAAGGCAATCTCGCGTAACCTTCGGTGGTAATCGAAAGAACTAATTTTTTAGCTCTTTAGTCCATCGAATAATTAATAAATAAACAAAGGATGAGATAAACGATGGCAAACAAAGACGCACCTTTCGGGTTCAGACCCGTAAGACATCTTAGTGGAGGTCTCATTAGAAGAAACGAATACGTTATTGCCGCGAACTACAACACTGACATCTTTCACGGACAAGCTGTGAAAGCTGTAACTGCAGGTGGTATTGAAGCCGCTGCAGCAGGTGATGTAATTCTAGGTATTTTCAGTGGATGTTTCTTCACAGACCCAACTACAAGTAAGCCAACATTTAGTAACAAATATCCAGCAAGCACAAATGCTTCAGATATTGTTGCTTTTGTTTACGACGATCCTAGAATCGTCTTCGAAGTGCAGCATGATGGCACTGGCACAGCGGCTATGAACTTTGGTGGATTTGACCTAGTAGGAACAAGCGGAAGCTCTGCTACTGGTAGATCTACACAGGAATTAGACACTTCAACAGTGACAACATCTGGACAATTCAAGCAAATTGGTATTTCCAAGGACCCTGACAACAGTGATACAAGTAGCGCAAACGTTAATGTTTACGTGATTCCAAACACTGGCGAACATTCTTGGATGCTAACAACTGCATTAAGCTAATAGGAGTTAATTATGCCGATATCAAGATCACAACTGGTAAAGGAACTAGAACCTGGCTTAAATGCTTTGTTTGGGTTGGAATACGCCAGATACGAGAATCAGCACGAAGCAATTTTTGATACAGAAACTTCTGACAGAGCTTTTGAAGAAGAAGTAATGCTATCAGGTTTCGGTTCAGCGCAAGTAAAACCTGAAGGTACTCCAGTCAACTATGATGACGCAACAGAGTCTTTCACAGCGCGATATACACACGAAACAATAGCACTTGCTTTTGCGATTACTGAAGAAGCAGTAGAGGACAACCTTTACGACAGAATCAGTTCTCGTTACACAAAAGCACTTGCTCGTTCTATGAGTAACGCTAAACAAGTTAAAGCTGCAAACGTGTTAAACAACGCGTTTAATTCAAGCTTTACAGGTGGAGACGGTAAGGAGCTTTGTGCTACTGACCACCCATCAACAGGCGGTAACATCAGAAACGAACTATCAACTGCTGCTGATTTGAACGAAACATCTTTAGAGCAAATGTTAATTGACATTGCTGGTTTAACTGACGACAGAGGATTAAAAATCGCTCTGAACGGAAGAAAACTTATTATTCCAGTCAATCTTCAATTTACTGCTGAAAGATTAATGAAATCCAATTTGAGAACAGCAACTGCTGACAATGACTTAAATGCCATTGCAAGCATGGGAATGTTACCAGAAGGTTATACAGTTAATAACTTCTTAACCGATACTGATGCGTTCTTTATTAAAACTGACTCTCCAAATGGAATGAAGCACTTCCAAAGATCACCTATCACAACTAAGATGGAAGGTGACTTTGAAACTGGAAACGTAAGATACAAAGCAAGAGAGAGATACTCTTTCGGTTTCTCTGACTTCAGAGCTATCTTCGGTACACCAGGAGCTTAATAAAACTTAATTTGTGGGGCTTCGGCCCCACAATAACTAGGTAATAATTAATTACGTCGACTGACCTAGCAGACGATCGTAGAGACGACGTAAGAATACTACGAGGTAAAATATGTCAAATACAACTTTTTCAGGTCCAGTTAGATCTGAAAGCACACTAAAAACTGTAAGCAAAAATGCTTCTACTGGAGCTATTACAGAAATAACAACACTTGGTGATGGACCAGTAAGTCTTTCTGATGGAGATGTAACTCTTACAAACGCAACTCATAGCGGAAGAATTTTACTTGTTCCAGATGGAACTCAAGATAATACATACACATTACCAGCACCAATAGCTGGATCTGTGTTTAGATTTGTATACGCAGGAGGAGCAGCTGATGCTACCGATGCAATCATTCTTACTCCAGGTAACACAAATTTTTATGTTGGTGGAGTAACTTTTCATGACCAAGACGGTAATGAAATAAGTTCTGTATTCTCCGATGGTAACTCAAATAGTAGTTTTCAAATAAATGTACCACAGGCGTTTGATATTACTATTGTCGGTAAAGATACAACTAATTACCAAATTTTTGGTGATGTAACATCAACAACTGTACCAGCATTTGCTGATCAGTAAAAATAATAATTAGTGGGGCTTCGGCCCCACAGTTTCTTGATTAAGGAGGGAAACGATGGCAGACACAGTAACAGGACCTACAATCCTACAAGAGAATGATAGAAGGGTAACTATTAAAATAGTAGTGCAGTCTGATGGATCAGGTGGCACAACTGTTTTTGGAGATGTTTCAGCTTTAGCTGCTAACGCTGAGGGACAATCTGTAACTACATTATCTTTACAAAGATTATGGTGGTCATGTGCTAATGGTGATGGAGGAGATTCTTTTGCACGTTTAGACTATGAAGACTCTGACGGAGATATTCCAATAGTAACTTTGATAGATTCTGGTTATTGGGACTTTAGAGAGTTTGGTGGAATACCAGCAAACACTAGTAGCAACTCTAACCAAAATGACGTTAATTTTGTTGTACCTGGAGCAGCTGATTCTGGAAATACATACACTTGTATTGCAGAGTTTGTTAAAAATTATTAATGATTTCTAGATCTTCAATGCCTCAACAAATATCTAAGGCAGGGCAGAAAAAGAAATTTATTAAAAAAAAGAAAAAGAAAAAGGTAAAACATGGCAACATCAGGAACAAATAGTTTTGATTTAGATGTAGATCAGGTAATAGAAGAAGCTTTCGAAAGATGTGGTTTAAACTCTAGATCAGGATATGATTTAAAAAGTGCGAGACGTTCATTAAACATAATGTTAGCTGAATGGGCTAACAGAGGTATTAATTTATGGACAGTAGAACTAAGAACAAAAACTTTATCAGGCAGTACAACAAGTTATAGTCTAGACTCCGACTTAGTTGACGTTTTAGAGGCTGTAATATTCTTAGAGTCAGACACTGCTACAGATATAGAAGTAGATAGAATAAGTAGGGCAGAGTATCTAAATATATCTAATAAATCTACTACAGGAAGTCCTGTTCAATATTACTTAGAGAGGGGAACTTCTACTCCGACTTTATTTTTATACCCAACTCCAGACGGAGCCCACACTTTTAAATATTATGGTTTAACGAAAATACAAGATGCTGGTGACTATAATGATCAATTAGAGGTCCCTACCAGATTTTTACCTTGTTTAACATCTGGTTTGGCTTACTACGTTTCAATTAAAAAATCTCCAGAGAGAACTCCTTTATTAAAACAATTATATGAAGAAGAATGGAAAAGAGCTTCTGAGGAAGATAGACCTCGTTCTAGTTTCTTTGCAACTCCAGAAAGAAGTTACATTTAATGCCAAAAGCAACTGGTAAATATTCACAAGCGATATCAGATAGAAGCGGTATGCAGTATCCTTATAAAGAAATGCGTAAGGAGTGGAGCGGTGCTTTAGTTCATAAATCTGAGTTTGAGGAAAAACATCCACAACTAGAGAGACAAAGACACTCTTCAGATGCACAGAGTATAGAAGATGCTAGACCTGCTAGATTAGAACCTATGACAGTTTTTGTTGGCGGTTCAGGATTTTTTGAATATAATGATTCAATGCAGGTTTCAAAAAAACAACCACCTTTGATGTCTGCTACATTAGGCAGGGTAACAGTGAGTATATCATAATGGCTGTAACTTATTCAGAATTAACTCAACAAATTTTAGATTACACAGAGGTTAGCACAGATGTTCTTTCCTCTACCATAACTAATGATTTTATTGAGCATGCAGAAAATAGAATATTTAGAGATGTAGACATTGATGTATTCAAGTCTCATCAAACTGCTAATCTAACAGCTAGTAACCCATTTTTGTCATTACCTGGTGGTGGTAGACCAGAACCAACCTCTTTAGGAACTGTCAGAACAATGCAAATATTTGCACCTTCAGGAACACCCACAAGAAGTTTTTTAGAACAAAGAGATGTAAGTTATATGAATGAATACTGGCCAGATAGGACTGCAACTGCAGAACCTAGATATTGGGCCTGGTGGGACCACAATACAATTTATGTTGCGCCCACTCCTGATCTAGCATATAACGTAGAATTAGGTATAACTAGATTACCAACAAGACTGTCTAGTTCAAATAGTACCTCATGGTTAGGTGATAATGCACCATCATTATTACTTTACGGATGTCTTGCAGAAGCCTTCAAGTTTTTGAAGGGACCAGCTCAAATGCTGCAAATTTATGAACAATCATACCAACGTGCTCTTCAAGAGTTAGTTATAGAACAACAAGGAAGACACCGAAGAGATGAATATATGCATGGGGCTCTTAGAACTCCTTTGCAGTCTAAAAACCCATAGGAGAATAAAACATGGCAATAAGTCAAGCTGTTTGTACAAGTTTTAAACAAGAGTTATTAGTAGGAACACACAACTTTACAGCGAGTTCTGGAGATACTTTTAAGATAGCTTTATACACAAGTAGTGCCTCATTAGGTGCTAGCACAACTGCGTTCAGTACCTCGAATGAGGTATCTGATTCAGGAACCTACAGTTCAGGTGGAGGATCTTTAACAAGTGTAACACCTACAACTTCTGGAACAACTGCTATTTGTGATTTCGCTGATATTTCTTTCACCTCTGCAACAATTACGGCAAGAGGAGCTTTGATTTACAACAGCTCTCAATCAAATAAAGCTGTAGCTGTTTTAGATTTTGGTGGTGACAAAACTTCAACCAGTGGAACTTTTACAATTCAGTTTCCTACCGCTGATGCAAGTAACGCTATATTAAGATTAGCATAGGAGA